GTACACAGTAGTAGCTCACTTCTTATTGATTTTAGCTATAGTCGTGACTGTGGTCACATTTCAAAAAGCTGAAAGGCTCAAGCACCATGACGGCACTCTGAACTATGAGAAAGCCCAAGGGCAATACGAGGATATATGGTAATGATTGTAGATGTAAGAACACCCGAGAGTGTATATATAACTATCAATGGGTACGTATATTACATTGATGATTCAACAGGTGAACAGATAATGGAAAGGTGGCGCGAAAATGAAGAAGAACAAGATGAAGTATGTGTGGTTTCACATACATAGAAACTCGAATAAATCCGAGAATTTACTTGACAAACAGTTCGATACATGGTATACAAAACTATGGCGCAGAATAAAAGACTACCTAAAAATGTAACCATCGGACCATTTTCGGTGGAACTCATATGTGCCCCCCATGATATGATGTATGAAGTGGGTGAAGCACAGGGGATATTTATACAGAAACCACCGTATAAAATTTATCTTGATAAGGAGATGATCGAGCGAGGGGGTGCTGATGCTGTGAACGTAGTGATACACGAGTGTATGCACGTTGCCTACTATCAGTACCAACTCAAAGATAAAGAAGAAGAAACAGTAGTTAATTCCTTTGGGAACTTTATGACAGAACTTCTCTGCCGTTCTGAACTCAAGGATTGGTTACGCGAAAATATGAAGGGAGAAAATGGGAAAGCAAAAAAGATTAGTGTTCGTGTACGGCACTCTCAAAAAGGGCGAAAGACTACACGGACTAATGGCAAAACAAAAAAGAATAGGCGAAGCAATAACCGTAGATAGTAATTACACAATCAAAGATTTCTTACATAGTTATCCGATAACATTCAGACACTATGACAACAAGGTTTGTAAGTACAAAATCAAAGGTGAATTGTATCACGTAAAGGATGACTCGATTTACGAGAATGTGACTAACATGGAACTCAATGCAGGATATACGTTAGTACATACGCTAGTAGAGTTAGAAGATGGTACGGAACATGTGGCAGAAATGTTTCTGGTTGAAGATACACCCGCAAAAATTACAACCAAAGAAGTGCTGTCTGATTTTAGAATAACAACAACAAAGAATGTAAAAGAATGGAGTGGAAAGTAATGGACTTTGAAGATGTGTGTAATAAAATTACAGGGGCACTGATGTGGGTAGCAACTTATGGTGTATTTATTTTACTGGCTGTAGGTTTAGTATTAGGAATAATGGAATAGGAGTAAGCATGAGTAAGCGTAAATTTTCTACAGGTGATGACTATTTATTAGATGAAACCTTAGAACTAGAAGATGAATTTGACATAGAGGAATTTGAGAATGACCCTATGTTCGACCCAAACGATCACGAATATTTACAGGAGTTAAACAATGACGAAACAAAAGACGGCAAACCTTTACCGTTGGACAGATATTTCAATCGCTTTAGAAAAAATCGTTAAGGCTATTGAGGACCCAAGCGGTAGTGAATCCACTAGATTTATTATCAAAAGTGATAATGCTTTCAGTATGCGTATGCGTATACATCAATACATAAAAGCATACAGAGATTTAGCTACCGAGACAGGGGAAGGAGACCCCGCAAAGTATGATGCACTGAAGATAAAGGATGTTGAAGGTGGTGTAGAAATCATGCACGTATTAGATGACGTTCAAGAACTAGAAGTTGTTGACGCAAACACAGGAGAAAAAATATGACAGACGATAAAAATTATCGCGCAAGTTTTGAGGCTTGCGTAGAATCATTAAGAGATCCGCTGATGGATGTATCAAAAGATTACGATACTGATGTTATTATATCAGCACTATATGAGATTGGCATGAGGCTATCACTATTAAAGTATGGAACAATGGGTAGCTTTGGATTGTTGGCAGATGTATTACATACATTTACAACAGCAGGACCAATGATAGATGAAATGGAAAAGAAGAACAACAAGACAGGAGACACGATGAGTTCTGTATTTGCATCAACAAAGACAGACCCATCCACAAAACATTAAGGGGGCACGATGAGTAATAAAGCAGAGATAGAAATCCCAACTGATTTACTTGAGAGAGATTCGGTTGAGTTGTCTAATGACGAGACAGCTATCCAAAAGATAGTAGATTATTTAAAAGCGACACGCGTGAATGTGCGTGAAGCAGAATCAAGTGGCAAACGTATATCAAAGAAAAGCGCAACAACTAAAGCGCCGAAGAAGTTTCAAAAGAATATCCTTGACATGTTGGTATCTGAAACATGAACACTTCAGTAGTATTCTTAATAGGTTATCTTTGTTTAGGTCCTGTTGGGGATAAGCAGTGTGTAAACATGGCATCACAATTTTTGTATCCCGATGTACAAAATTGTCAGATCGCACGTACCAGTATTATGAAGGAGTTAGATGATGTTGAGGGTTTAATATTAAGCTGTGTACCATCTGATTTAATTGAGAACTATGTGAAGTATAGACCAAACGTAATACTTCCACCATTAGAATAAGGAGACAATATGAGTGAGAGCGAACTACCAAGAATTAGAAAGTTTGTATGGGATGACAACGGTCAACCTATCCAAAAGATATGGGACACTTCAAGCCTAAGTTCTTTCTTAGCTTGCCCAAGATATTACAAGCTGTCTGTATTAGACGGTTGGAAATCTACAAGCTACTCAAGTGCTACGGGATTTGGTTCCGCAGTACACCATGGTTTAGAAGAACTAGATAAGGCGAGGCACGAGGGTTTAACCAAGAGTGAATCGACTAATCGTGCAGTGGCTTCCGTCTTGCGCGAATTTGGTGAGGACTTAAAACTTGCTGATGAAAATGCAAGAGGACTAGAGGCGGCACTCCGTGCGGTTGTGTGGAAAGCGGAAGAGTTCTGGGATGATAAGCTAAAGCTAGCTACCATGCCAGACGGGTCGCCCGCATTGGAACAAAGGTTTGAAGTACCCATTGGTGACAAGGGGCATAGGTTCAGCGGTCGAATAGATAAGATTGTTTCTATTGATGACAGGCTGTATCTGGTTGATACAAAAACAACCAAGGCTTCTTTGTCTGAATGGTATTTCAATGGCTATATGCCCAACAACCAAGTGTTCGCATACATCTGGGCGTGTCGTGAAGTATTGAAGTTGCCTGTTGATGGCTTCATCATTGACGCAGTGCAGACAGGCGCGAATTTTACAAGGTTCGCAAGACAAGTATACAACGTACCGAAAGAACTGATTGACGAGTGGTACAATGATACGTTGCATCACCTTGATATATCAGATGTATATGCTAACTCACAATACTATCCCGCGAACTTCACATCATGTGGAAACTACGGAGGTTGCAGATATAGAGAAGCATGCGCTCATGCGAAATCACAAAGGGGAATGTTCTTTGGTAATGACTTTACTCAAGAGTATCACCCAGATTTAGAAGAAACAAAACCACGATACCTTGAAGTTATCAAGGGTGGCAAATAATTTTCTTGACAAATCTTTTTAATAGTATATAATTCAAAACATAATAGGAGACCAGTAAATGGCAAACATCAGTAAACATAAATCTACAAGTGTTACCAAGCTACTTCTCTGTGGAGACAGTGGTAGTGGTAAGACATCTGCCCTAGCGAGTTTAGCTAACGCAGGTAAAAAGTTACGTATACTAGATTATGATGATGGTCTTGATATCTTGCCCGAGTTTTTAAAACCCGAGGCAGTAAAGAACGTCTCATATGTTACGTTAAGAGATTCACTAGGACAAGCCGATTCGTTTAGACGAGGGGCACGGTTATTATCCCATTGGAAAGATGGTGATGAGGACTTAGGTCCTGTGAAAGAATGGGGAGACGATACAGTTTTAGTGATTGATTCCCTCACACTGATGGGCGAAGCTGCCTTAAGAGCGGCTCTCGTCTTCAATAACAAAAAACCAACAGAGCAAGCCAGTCAACCAGAGTGGGGTGCGGCGGCGCGTGATGTCCAAAACATTATACAATATATCACAGGCGATGAAGTGAAATGTAATGTTGTGGTAACCACGCACATGCAGTACATGGAAGGCGATATGGGTGTGTCAAAAGCATATCCTACATCTGTCGGTTCGAAGCTATCTACTAAGATTGGTAGATACTTTAACTGTGTATGCAGAAT